TAAGGATGATCGGATTGCTATGTATTTCAGCAATGGCGATATCGATACATCCAAGGTAAAAACAATGGAAAATATATAGGAGAGAAAGGGAAAAATATGAAACGAAATGATATTATTGAGCGCCTTGCTCAGAAGGGCTATACAAAAAAGAGTGCTAACTTAATTATTGATGACGTTATAAGCGTTATCTCCGAAGCGTTGGTCGAAGGCGAGAGCGTACAATTTCATGGCTTCGGAACATTCTATGTCAAAGATGTTGCTCCGCGAGAGACAAATGACCTGCAGAGCAAGCAGCGGATAACCATTCCCGGCCATAAGGCGCCAAAGTTTACTCCCGGTGAGCCTTTGAAGCGCTGGGTCAGGGAAGGCATAATCCGCGAGTAAGCATGCCAAAGATTAGTAAGGCAAGCAGAATTACACCTGGAACAAGCACTAAGCCAGGCAGTCCTCCACCAGAGAAGGATAAGCTTGATAAATACATATGCACCAGATGCGGGAAGATATACGTAAGGCAAAAGAGTAACTTCCCGGCGTCGCAAAGTTCATTATACAATGGTGGCGGCGGATACCTGACCGTCTGCTACCATTGTATGGACAATCTGTTCGACCATTATAAGCAGGTTCTTGGCAGCGGCGAGGCTGCGATGGAAAGACTTTGCATGAAGTTTGACATATACTGGAACCCTGATCTATATGGTATGATCAATAAAATCAATTCAAGCGCATCGAGGGTTAAATCATATGTGAGCAAAACATTCCTGATGAAATATCTCGGGAAAACATATGACGATACCATGGATGAACAGAGCATGCAGAATCTGCCTATTCAGGTTGTCACAAATGAAGATGGAGAAGAAGAGAGCGTTGATATCATTGGTACACGTTCTGATGTGAACACAGATTCGGTTCTGTTTTGGGGCAGCGGATTTGACGCTGAATCGTACAAGGAACTGGATATGAAATTTGAAAGGTGGACAAAGGACCTGCCAAAGCCTTTGCCGATAGTGGATGAATCGCTATATAAGCAGATATGTATCCAGGAGCTACAGATCAATCGTAATATAGCGGCCGGCAAAGATGTCGAAAAGGGTCAAAATGCGCTGAATAGTTTGCTTGGCAGCTTAAAACTAAAGCCGAGCCAAAAGAGAGACGATGACAGCGTAGAGTTGGACATTGCACCGCTTGGCGTTTGGACAAAGCGCTGGGAAGAAAAGCGGCCAATCCCAGAAGACGACCCTGACATGGAAGATGTGCACGGACTGAAAAAATACATAAGCGTATGGTTGTATGGGCATCTCGGCAAAGCGCTTGGCCTTAAGAATACCTATTCACAGTTGTACGAGCAAGAGATGGACAAGTACAGGGTGGAGAAGCCAGAGTTTGAGGATGAAGAAGACGATGTGATAATCACAGAGATGTTTGGTGATTCTGGCGGTGATTCGCCTTGACGAGATATCAGAAAATCATGGAGGGTGCTGCGCAATATACGGCGTTCTATAGAAAGAACCCGCACTTATTTGCGCAGCACTATTTGCATTTGCGGTTAAAACTGTTTCAAAAGATACTGTTGATCATGATGAACTTCTGTATAACTACAGTGTTTATCGGAGCGAGGGGTATCGGTAAGACGTTTCTAACCGCCATATTCTGCTGCATTCGGTGCATACTTTGGCCTGGTACGAAGATTTGTATTGCGTCTGGAACAAGAGGCCAAGCGCAGAATGTACTGGAAAAAATACTACTCGAACTCAAGCCTAATTCACCTGAGTTGGCCGCAGAGATCGATGACAAGTTGACAAGATTAAACGGAACTCAGGCGCAGATCGTTTTTAAGAATGGATCGTATTTAAAGGTTGTGACTGCCGGGGATTCGGCTCGTGGCAACCGCGCCAACATCTTAATCATAGATGAGTTCAGACTGGTCATGCCTGAAGTCATTGATACTGTACTAAAGAAATTCTTGACACAGCGAAGGATGCCCCCGTATTCTGAATTGACGGATAAGGAAAGAAATGCTGAATATGCGAAGGAAAAGAACAAGACCATATTTGGTAGTTCTGCATATTTTGCTGACAACTGGTCATACACAAAATGTATTGACACATTGAAGGGTATGGTGACGCCGGGCAGGCGCGATTTTGTTTGCAGCTTGCCATATGAGCTTTCGATCAAGGAAGGTCTGCTTGATCCAGAGGTTGTCGAATCCGATATGCTGGATTCCAATTTTTCAGAGATCAAGCATTTGATGGAGTATGAGTCATGTTTTTACAACAGCTCTGATGATGCTTTCTTTGAATTCAATTCTGTTTCCAAGAACAGGCATATCAATTACCCTATGCTTCCATCAAAATTGGCGAGCAAGATAAAGTTGGATTCAAACGTAAGAATCCAATCGAAGATTCCCGGAGAGCGCAGATTGCTATCTGCGGATATTGCGCTGATGGCGAGTACAAAGCACAGGAATGACGCAACAGCTATACATATAACGCGACTGATTCCAACAAAGGCCGGTAGATACACAATCAACCTTGTGTATTCAGAAACAAACGAGGGGCTCAGGACAGAGGAACAAGCGTTACAGATCAGGAGACTATACGAGGAGTTTGAATGTGACTATATCGTATTGGACGCAAAGAATATTGGCTTGTCTGTGCTGGATTGCCTGTCCAACGATATCAGCGATCCGGAAACCGGAGAAATATTTCCGGCGTTAACAACGTGTAACAACCAGGATTTGGCAGCACGTTGCGTGGTAAAGGGCGCAGCCAAGGCAATATGGGCGATTATGGGTAATGCAAAATTCAATTCAGATGTTGCGCTTATGCTTCGCGAAGGCTTTAAATCAGGACGCATTCGCCTGCTTATCAATGAATACGAGGGCGAAGACGCCATGAACAAAATAAAGGGGTTTACATCATTGAGCGTTGAAGAGCGCACTCAGCTGATGATGCCGTATATCAACACAACACTGCTCATTAATGAGCTTGTCAACCTCAAACACGAAGAAGCAAACGGTCTTGTGAGACTGTATGAAAAGAGCGGAATGAGGAAGGACAGGTATTCGAGCCTAAGCTATAACTATTACGTGGCTCTTCAGCTTGAAAAGGAAATGCGCAGGAATAATGTCAGGGGCACCATTGATACTGGCAATGAGCAGTTTTTGTTTAGAGCACCAAAAATAAAGGAGAGGCGGTGAGACCCGCACGATGAGGAAGATAGTCGAACTCAATGAGAGCGTCGATACTACGAACGGTACACCGCAAAATTATGATGAAGTGATTCGCCTGCCGGAGAGATTCGCGGTTATTAACAGGATGATAATGCGCGATCTAAATGGCAAGAACAGTGCGCCATCGTTTTATCTATACTCTCGCGATGAAATTGCAAAATACCTTAAAGATCCTTACAGGTATGAGAAGCAGCTGAGAAACGCTGTGATCTATTTATATGGTGCAAGCGCACACTTCAGGAGACTGATACAATATTTTGTAGCACTTTCTGATCTGGCCTATGTAATAGAGCCATATAAAACGGATACATCAACCGCAAAGCCACAGACGACAAGGAGAAACTTCAGACGGGTTTTAAACCTCATGGCATCCATGGATGTGAAAAACCAATTCGAGAAGATACTTGATGTTTGTTTCAGGGAAGATGTGTTCTATGGTACAATCCGGGAAACGTCTGACAGCACAATCATCCAACAGCTTCCATCGGACTATTGTGCGATATCTGTTGTAGAAGACAATGTGCTCAATGTAACATTTGACTTTATGTATTTCCAGACAAATCAGGAGTATTTAAAGTTGTATCCGGAAGAGTTTCAGCAGAAGTATAAGCTATTTGAAAAGGATCGTACCAATATGCGCTGGCAAGAGTTGAGTGCGCCTAACTCGTTTGCTATCAAATGCAATAAGGATATCCTTAATTATGCGATGCCTCCATTTGCCGGAATACTGAGGGAGATCTATGACCTTGAAGATTATAAATCTCTGCGCATGACAAAGGAAGAGATCGAAAACTACGCTCTGCTCGTCATGCAATTGGGGCTGGATGATGAAGGCAATTGGCAGATGGATTATGACAAGGCGAAAAAATTCTACAACAACCTGGCAGATGTCCTGCCTGAGGAAATAGGCGCAGTGCTGTCACCCATGCCGATTAACAAGATCAGTTTTGAAAGAACGCATCCTGGAGCGGTTGATACAATTGCGGAGGCCGAACAGAATTTGTTCACGGCAGCCGGCGTATCCAGTTTGCTGTTCAATAACGCGAAGGCTTCATCCAACGCGCTGCTTTTGTCAATCAAAGCCGACCAAGCCATGACATACAGCGTCGTTAAAAGCATTGAGTGCATGGTAAACAGGTTTATTCACAGGCATGGGTATGGAAAGTATTTTAAGGTTACATTTCTCGACTGTTCAATATTCACACGCAAAGAAGTTGGAGATGCATACCTAAAGGCTGCCACATACGGGTTGCCAACATTGAGTTATTATGCTGCATCACAGGGTCTATCTCAGGACGCATTGGATGGTATGAACTATCTTGAGGATACAGTGCTTGGCTTGAAATCAAGACTGGTTCCATTAAAGAATTCAGCGACTATGAGTTCATCCGATAGCGATCAGGAAAACGAGGTAGGCAGGCCAACAGCGGATATTGGCGACTTAACTGACTCTGGTGAGCAGTCTCAGGAAAGGGATGAAGATTGATGTTCATCTATGTAATGGACTTGGAATCAAAGGCGCTACTGGAAAAGCATGGGTACAAACTCATCAAGGGAAATGACTCACTTGGAGTGTGGTGTTTTGAGAATAAACATGATTATGAGTTTGAGATAAAGTGCCCATGCGTGATTTCCGAT